CGCTCGTCACATCCACACTGACCGTGTTCGGTCACGGACCGCACGCCGCCGTTGAAGCAGTCGTCACATCAGAACCATCCGTCAGTGAACAAGGCTAAACCTGGGAGAACACATTGCCTCGTCTGCTACTCACCGGCGCCGGCGGATTCGCTGGCGCACACGTCTTGCGTCATGTCATGACCCAGACAGACTGGAACGTCGTCTGCCCCGTCACATTCCGGCACGCAGGTAATCCTGGCAGGATAGCCAGCAGCCTCCAGGACCACCCCGAATGGCAGCCGCGGATCAACGTCGTCATGCAAGATCTCGCCGCCCCCTACCCGGACCTCGCCGACAAGATCGGCACATGCGACTACGTGATAGCGCTGGCGTCGCTGTCATCCGTCTCTGCCTCCATCGACGAACCTGTTCCGTTTGTCCGCAACAACGTCGACCTGGCGTTGTTCACCCTCGAGTACGCCCGCCGGGTGAAGCCATCATCGGTCATCATCTTCTCTACTGATGAGGTTTACGGGCCGATGGTCGACGATGAACCGCACGCAGAGTGGTCATCGGTGCTGCCGTCAAACCCGTATGCGGCAAGCAAGGCAGCACAGGAAGCCATCGCCGTCAGCTACTGGCGCACCTATGGTGTCCCGGTCACGATCGTCAACAGCATGAACCTGATCGGTGAGATGCAAGACCCGGTGAAGTTCCTGCCCGTTCTCATCAAGGGGATCAGCCGCGGCGACACGGTCCCGATCTACGGCACGCCTGCCGATATCGGGTCACGTTATTTCATCCATGCCCGCAACGTCGCCGACGCGCTGATCCACATCCTGGACTTGCCGCCGGCGATGTTCCCGTCGTCGCTGCGGCCGTCAAGATACAACGTGGTCGGCGAAGTGCGGCTCAGCAATCTTGAACTCGCAGAGATGACAGCGGATATTGTCGGCCGGCCGCTCCGTTATGAACTCATCGATTTCCATTCGGCGCGGCCGGGCCATGACCCGCATTACGGTCTCGACGGCACGCACCTCGCTTCTGCCGGCTGGAAGCCGCCGATGAATTTCGCGGAGTCACTGGCATCGACGGTGCGGTGGACGCTGGCTCATCCGGAGTGGATGTGACCGTAACCCGTGCAGTCATCCCGGCCGCCGGCAGGGGGACGCGGCTGCTGCCAGCCACACGGGCGGTCCCGAAGGAAATGCTGCCCGTCGGCGGGAAACCGGTCATCCAGCATGCCGTGGAGGAAGCTGCCGCTGCTGGCGTCGATGACATGCTGGTGGTGACCACTCCAGGCCGGCACGCGGTCGAAGACCATTTCTGCGGCCTGCCGGGGATGCCGTCCATGCATTACGTCCGGCAGCAGAACGCGGACGGCCTCGGCAACGCTGTCCTTCTGGCCGCGGACCATGTCGGCAGCGAACCGTTCGCGGTGCTGCTGGCAGACGAGATCATGGCCGGAATGTCTCCGCTTCCGGCGATGATGAAGGTCCGCGAAGAACACGGCGGCAGTGTCATCGCCCTTGTCCAGGTCGCGCCGGAACGGCTGACAGGTTTGGGTTGCGCTGCACTGCAGCCAGACATCCGCGATGGTGTCGCGGTGGTGACCGGGCTGGTAGAGAAACCGGCACGAGGTGAAGCACCGTCTGCGTGGGCGGTGACGGGACGTTACTTGTGTGACCCGGCCGTGTTCGATGTTCTGCGTGACACTGCGCCGGGATACAACAACGAAGTGCAGCTGACCGATGCGCTTAATGTCCTTGCTGGGCGGGGCGGATTGCGGGCAGTGCTGTGGCCTCATGCGCCGCTGGATGCAGGCACCCATCTGGGGCGTGCGCAGGCTGAAGTTGTGATGGCATGCCGGAACGGCGCCGCTGCGGGTTTCGTGCCGTGGCTGCGAACTCATCTCGAGCTGGCGGATCTGTGATGCTGGATCTTGAATCTGAACGCGGCCGCGAATGGGCGGCCATTGTCGCGCACCGGTTCAACCCGAACCACGGCGTGGCCGGCCAGTTCGCGTCCGCACCCAGTAGCGGCAGTAGTCAGGCGAAAGCCGGTCACGCGAAGCAGAAGCAGGCACTGCTCGAGCAGGCCAGGCAAGACCGTGCGCAGGCCCGTAAGCTCCGCGCCCAGCTCCGTCAGATCGAAGACCAGATTAAAGCGCAGGGCTCGCACAAGGCCGCGAAGGTCACGAAGAAGTCGGTGAACGCAGCGAAGTCCGCGGCAGCGAAAAAGGGCGCGGCGACGAAGCAAACCAAAGCCGGCGGCGGGAAACAGCAGCAGCCAGCCAAAGGCAGCAGCGGCGGGAAGTCGTTGCAGCAGCAAGCCGACATCCTGCGGGTAAGGATCAAGACCCTCCTCGCGGCCGCGGACGCAGCTGAGGCGAAAGCGAAGAAACTATGACCGCGACCGTGTTCTTCGCCGACGCCAACGAATTCGCCACCCTGACGAACGTGTTCAAGGTCGCCGGCGTCCCCACCGACCCGACCACGGTCACCGTCACCGTCACCGACCCGACTGGTGCCACATCGACGCCGTCGCCGTCGCATCTGTCCACCGGCACCTATAGCGCGACAGTCGCGGTCACGATGGCCGGGGTGTGGTCCTATCTGTGGGAAGGCACCGGCGCCGCATCGGATGCGATCGCCGGGACGTTCACCGGCAACGGAACAGACCTGACCCGCCTGTACGCGACGCCGGAGGAACTGAAATCCCGGATCGGGCAAGGCGGCACCACCGACGATTTCGAGATCCTGCTCGCCTGCCAGGGCGCTTCCCGCGAGGTCGACAACATTTGCGGCCGTTACTTCTGGCGCGCCACCGACACCCGCACCTACGTCCCCGACACGCCATGGAAAACGAAGATCGATGACGTGGTGTCCGTCACCACTTTGAAGATCGACCGGGACGGCGACGGCGTCTATGAAGAGTCGTGGGTGCAGGGCACCGACTACCGGCTCACCCCGTACAACCCGTCATCCGGCGGTATCGCGTGGCCGTTCACCGGGTTCAAGGTCACCGGCGGCAGCCAGCTCCCGCCGTCTGTCGACGGCCAGGCTGAGAACATCATCCAGGTCGCAGGCGTGTTCGGCTGGCCTGCAGTCCCCGCCGACGTGAAACAAGCCGCGCTGCTCGCGGCGACGGAACTGCTGAAGATGAAAGATGCGCCGTTCGGGATCGCCGGGATCAGCGACCTCGGCATCATGCAGATCCGCGGCAACCAGATGATCATGCGGCTCCTGAACGGCTACGTCCGCGAAATGCCGATCGCCGCATGACCCAGCCGACCTACAGCGACGTCCGCGCCGCCCTCGCCGCCCGCATCACTACCGTGACCGGCCTGTCATGCTCGGCTCAGCGTGTCCAGGTGAACCCGCCATGCGGACTCGTCCTGCCAGTGACAGGCACGTTCGCCCGCTACGAGCAAACACTGGACCATCAGGCCGACTACCTGATGCGGCTAGTCGTGTTCGCGTCGCTGGCGAACAGCGAAAACGGGCAGGACATTATCGACGCCGCCGCAGCAACCGACACCAGCACATCGATCGCCGCAGCTGTCCGCAGCGACCCGACACTGGGCGGCCTGGCAGCCGACGCGGCCGTCACCGAAGCCACCGGCTACGGGGTGATGAACGTCGACGGCATCGACTACCTGGCAGCGCATTTCATTGTGGAGGTGTTTGTCTGATGCGGTGGCTCGTCGGCCATCCTGGGCCGCATTTCAGCGTCCATGACGTGTACGAAGGTTACGTGGAGGCGTTGCGCGGTCTGGGTGAGCAGGTGTTCACGTTCAATCTGGGTGACCGGCTCGCTGCACATGACGCGTCGCTGGTCGAATACCCCGAAGTGGTCGACTCGAACGGTTACAAGGCGGTGCGGAAGCAGTACACGCACGGCCAGGCGGTGCAGCTCGCGGCGCATTCGATCCTCGAGACAGCGATGCTGTGCTGGCCGCAGGTTGTGCTGCTGATCTCCGGGTTCTTCACCCCGCCGTACCTGGTGGATGTGCTGCGTGGCCGCGGCATGAAAGTCGTCATGGTCCACACCGAATGCCCCTACCAGGATGATGAGCAGCTGGAACGGGC